AACAAGAACAACCAACTTGCATCCTGGTTTAATCCAGTTGTATCTCCAGCATTTTGTAAACTAAATGTTGTTGTTTGGTTAAGATTGGTTCCTGTAATAACTGCCCAGGCTTGTGTATCGTTGTCATATCTTAACCCAAAGGTTTTATAGTTACTGATACTGTCAATAATTGTTTGTCTAACAGTGCTAGTAAAACTAGTATTCCAGGGATAGATAATTTGTTCTAATTGTGCAGTATTTGGGATAACTTCAGTGAGCGTTACTGGGCCCACGCCTGATGCTAGATTTCCTGCACCCTGGTTTGTTCCATCATCAACTAGGTTACTGCAACTTGTCCAGATATAACTTTTTGTGTTTAACGTGCCAGAAACTCCAAGTATTAGATTATTGTTTACATCAAATACATAGCCTGCTGGTGCAGTAAACTTAGCAAGTGTTCCTTCTTTGAAGTACTTTAAGTTACTACTGGTATAACTGCTGACAGTTTGTGGATTGCCGGTGCTATTTTTAAGATATCCAGTGCAAACACCAGTGCCAATTGTTGTCTGATTCCAGGTAACACCAAGGCTACTTAAATCAATTCTTTCATAGTTTTCCAGAAAGTAGTGATACATTGGCTTGGCTTGCATTACAGTTTCAACTCTGGTTGATAGTGTATTGCTGATATCACTGTCAGTTACAAAGGTAAAGCTAAATGTAGGTCTAGTGTCTTCTCTATAAAATATTCCGTCCTCAGCAAAGATGTTGGTTGAACTATACTTACCAGTTGTATCTCTAACATCCAAGTAACGACTAACGCCGCTGCTGGTTCTGTTAACGGCTTTACTTTTAATAATATTGTTGTAACTAGTAAAAGGATAAATCTGATAGTCTTCACCAGTAACCATACGGTCCTGTGTGTAGTATTGCTGTTGTGCTCTAGCTTTAACATCGTTTAAGTTTTCTCTAGCACTAGCATTTGCTACAGTCTGTTTTAAGCTCATGTTCACTGTAAGTGTTTCAACCTGTGCGCTGTGACTTACATACGGAATACTTAATGCAACATTGTCCATGTCTGCTGGGCTAATCTTATATGTAAATCCATTACCAACACGGAAATAAACTCTGTAGTTACCTTTGGGAATATTTGAAAATACCCCGTCACCAAATACAAGACTAATTCTATCTGCACTACGGCTTTGTACGCTGTACAGTGTTTTAATGTCTTTGTTTAGGCTGTTAAAGATAGCATTGTTGCCAGTAACAGCAGGAATCTTTGTCCATCTAGTGCTTTCGCGACCATTGCTATCAAGTTCATATAACCACACATCGTTGTTTTCAACACCGTTAACGTCAACTTCAACAACACGGTTTGGTAATGCTTCGTCAACACTAAAATCCAGTGTCTGTAATGTGCCTTGTTTAAAGTAGAAGAAGAAGCCAGTGTTAACACTGTTAAATCCACGAGTGTCGTTTCTATAGATTGTATTAATAGTACTACCAGGTTTAGGTGAAACCTCGTACAAATAATCTGTGCCACTGTAGGTGCCGTTAACAATTTCAAAAGGAAACTCTTGTGTGCTCACATCGTTTCTAAAATCGTACACTGGAATAGTATTAGGCACTGTGCTAATATTGTATTCTTGTACCTGGATACCGCCTACAGTAGTTTTAAGAGCAGGATTACCAAATCTCTGTGTCTTAACCATGCTAGCGTTCATAATAGTAGTAAACTGTTCTAGGAAGTCTGGATTAGTTTCATCTCCCCAAAAAATCTCTGTATTCTCAAGACTGTTACCATTGCTGTCAATGATAACTTCTGTTGTAGATACACTATCAATCTTTAATAGTCCGCGGGCAACTTGGCTACGCTTGGGGAAGTAGTTGAGCATCTTAGCAAGGCGGAGAATACTGTCTCTACGCTCTGCTGTTTCAAGGAAGTTTTCTCTAGCATTTAAGTCTGTTCTAAAACTCAAACTCTGTGCAACATAAGCAATCATATCAATAAGTGCTACATATTCACTGGATTCAATGTAATCGTTAAAATCTTCTGGATAGTAGTTGCGCAAATAGTCAACCATGCTCTTACGAATAGTCTGGAAATCGTAACTCTGAAAGTCAATTTCCTTGAATGATTCGTAAACTTTTTTCCAGTCTTCAGTAGCAAACAAATTGCTTGATCGTGTAGTATGTGCCATAGATTTACCTTCCTATAATGTATTTATAGGCGTAATAAACTACTACTATTAAAGGTTAACTTACTGTGCCGTCTTGTCTATCAAAATTGATAACTAGAGCCTCAGATTGGTTAGTTTGCACATAAACTAGGTTTATTTGTGCTTGAAGCCCGTTTTCGTACTCATCAATAACAAGTTGTTGTAATGCTACCCTGGGATCTTGTTTAATAGTTGCTGTAACTTCCTCAATAAGTAAATTTTTTACTTCTTCAGTCAATGGCTCCATGACCAGGTCTAGAACCCCACTGCCATATGCCGGAGATCCGACTTTCTCACCCTTGCGTATAGCAAAGGCGTTAAGCAAGTCACGTTTAATCAAGTCTCCGTCCACTACTCTAGTAGCTGCGAAACTTCCTTGTACTGTACTAAAACCTCTATACATTGCCATTTTATATCTCTCCTTTTACGTTGGGTTATCCAATGTATCCAAGTGGCTTTTTTTGTATTGTTGGAAACGAATCATAGTAATCAACGTCATACTTTGTTGGTACTTTAACTTTAAATTCATTACTAGTATAACCTAGATCTGAAGGCTTCAGCGTTACAAATAGCGTTGTGTGATGTGTTTTGTCTGATCTCTTATAACCACAATTAATAGCAAATTTAAATCCGTTTGTTGCATCAATAGTGTATGTTGTAACAAGTTGTGCATCTGGATTGGTTCGAAGTTGGTAACGATTTACTCCCCACAACAATTGAAACCCTTCTGGATATACGTCTGGACTTTCATCCCAATGCCAAGTGGTGATTCCCTTACTGGATTGACCGTTTGATTCTTCATTGGTATGACTTGTGGTTGTTGAATATGAGTAACCTACATCAACTTCACCGTGCATAGGCATTGTGTCATTTCCAAGCATTACTTTCACGCCTACTGACACCGTATTAGTGTATGATACAGTCGTTGATGTGGTGCTGTTATGATCTACTTCTGCTTCAAATGAGTAATTCGGCAGGCCTTCGTTTTCTCCTAATGTGACTGGCTGTGGATAATTGCTCCTACCACCTGCATTTTCTATAGAATTTACACTAACATTTTTAGCAAAATAATCCTGATATACATCATTGTAATTGTCAAACGCAAAATACAATGTAGATTGATCTGGATAATATCCTGAACTATGGTAGTGGTATTTGGATCCTTTGTCATGAGTCCATTGTCTACAAGTGCTTTCTGGTAATTTATATTTCCCGCAGTCTTTATTAGCTGCTTTGTTTAAGAACTCTGTTACTAGTTCGTTCATGTTTTCGTATACTTTTGTCATTTTATATCTCTCCTTTAAAAGGTAATTCTTCCGCTACGCACTTCGTTGTTAAATGCACGGATCAACGCACCTCCTGACAACCCAGATGATCTTCTAAAATTATCTATTGCTGCCTGTCTCCTCTGAGCAGTGTCTGCTTGTTGCTGAAGGCTAGATACTCTTGCTGCTTCTTGTTGTGCTGAGGCACTTACGGTTGTAGATTCACCACCAGTTACAGTTGTATTATTTGTAGAGCTAACGACATCCCATTCTTCTTTTACATCATCTTGACTAATATCACTGTACCAGTTGTCTGTATAACCAACGCTGTCAGTACTTTTTGACATATTAGAAGCCGCAGCTCCTTTCTGGAACCAGCCAGTTAGTTCTTTAGACATGTCTTTGTCTTGTGTGATATTTACTGTTCCTACAATCGGCTGAGGTTTAATAATTCTACCTTCACGAAAGTCTCCTGCAACTTCTGCGTTAGTGGCGCGGGTAACCATGACCATCCCAGCAATAGTATCTTCATCATCGTCATCCTGAATTGCACCGCTGAATATTGCATCCTGGTAATCATCCACAACATCTGTTAAGAATAAATCTTCCTGGATATTCTCTGCATCCATGAAAGCATCTAAACTGTCAATGCCGAGTTTGCCTTGCCACATACGGGGGTTAGCAAGTTCACCGTTAAAGAATGTTTCGGGTTTTACAAATCCGTTCTTAACCAGTGATTCTGCACTGGTACCATATTTGCCAACAGCACTAGTTACTGGATCAATATGCGTTAGCAATCCTCCACTGCCTGCTTTTTCAACTGTGGCGGCGGCTACATTTTTAATAGTATTACTAGGTAATTTACCTACGTTAATACCAACATCCGGCTGTTTTAAAATTGTTGCAGCGGATACTGTTTCTTTGTTTGCAACTTGTTTAGTTTGCTCAATACCAGTGCTTGCGGTTTTTGTAGGCTGTTTAGGCTTGTTAAGTTCAACAGTTCCGCTTGTAGGAATTTTACCAACTTGCACTGACCTTAACACTGATTCTTGTGTAATAACTTTATGATCAGCAAAAGGCTCGTGTGTAGGGACTCTGTCTACTGTAGTCTTAAGTGTGCCGGTGGATTCCCAGAAACCCTGTGTATTAATCTTTGTGTCTGCTTTATCAAGTTTAGGAGCAGCGGTTTGCTTTGCAGCACCTGAGGCAGTCCCTTGTAATGCCAAACACCTTGCTTGTAGATCCATGTTGCCACTTGCTTTAATTCCTACTTTACTGCCTTCTACATTTAATGTTGACCCACTTTTAATGTCAATGCTCTTTGCACCATACATTTGTGCTTGCCCATCACTGTACATGTGAGCAAGTGTGCCACCTTCTAGTTGCAGTGTTTTTCCTGCTACTAGTTGAATATTATTTCCGGCATGCATCTTAATACTGGAGTCAGCATGCATGTTAATGCTTTTACTTCTTAGGTTAATATTAGTCTGACTATAAATGTCAATCTGGCCTGATGCATCCATTTGTACCCAGGAGGTACCTTTACTGTTGCCAATGTAGATTAAATCTTCTGTGTCGTGCAATAATATCTGATGACCAGCGGCAGTTCTAAATCTTATAAGGTTGTTGTTACCCTCAATATCACCATCGTCCATTACAAGACTGTGGCCGTGTTTCCTAGCAACTCTTCCTTCAACTGCATCTGCTTCTGATTTAGTTAAGTCAGTATTGTTTTTTAACTTGCCAATAATATTTTTATTGTCTGCAACATCGGTACCATTTTTGTCAATGCGTCTGCCCTTGGTTGTAATACCAAAGAGTTCACTGGGAGTTTCACGCATATAGTTGCTGCTGGTTAGTCCACGGACCTCATCTTGATCCAACCCCTGTGTTTTAAGTCTACTATGTGTATTGGTGTCAAAGGACCTTTTAGGAGTTAAATAATTTGTTATCTTGTCTGTAGGGCTATCTTTGTCGTTAAACTCGCCGCCTGGTGCTAGTTTTCCTCTAATCTGTCCTGGTTGTGTGGTAACATTTTCTGTCATAGCAGACTCGGGCAAACTTTGCATCATATAAGTGTCAGGCGCACAAGCAAACCAGAACCCGTCCTGGTTTCTACCTTCTGGGAAGAAGCATAAAACTTTAGTTCCTATATCAGGACAAGGGTAAACCATACCAGCAGTATTTTTTGTGGTTACGGAACCATCACCAGACCCTTGTACTTCAGCTCTGCTGTAAAATGGGGTGCAGTATTTTACACCGCGCCACTGGGATTTTTGATTTTCTCTGATTGGGGTGCTTTTGTCAGCAAAGGTAGGAACGAAAACCATGATGTTACCCATGCTAGCAGGGTGTGCATTTGCTTTAATAACACCTATAACAATACCTTTTTCTTCTCTTACACCACGAGTGTTTTGAGTTTGAAAATCAGCATCGCCGCCTTTTGCTCCACTACCAAAATCTCTACTTCTTGCCATCGTTATTCCTTGAATATATTTGCTATGTCACTAATAGTGATAGTTCTGTTGTTGTCTAATAACAAAGGTGGTTCTTCATCACCAATGCCTTCTTCAAATTGTCCTTGATCATTCTCGTCAGCCAACCTTTGTAACCTATTAGCCTGAACCCCAGTAACGATACTATCGCCCACAGTGGACAATAAGGTAGTTCCTTGACTTATTAATGATTCTAACGGATTTCTACCAGATAGTAACCTGTTAAATAAATTGTCTGCCGCATCAGCATTATCTATCTCAGCTTTGTCTTCCCGTTCTTGCAAACTTTCTGCACTTCTAGCTATTTTGCCTTTAATAGGCTGCATTTTTTCTCTAACAGCCATGAGTTTTTGTTCAAATCTGCCGCCAACAAAAGTGCTTGTTGTTGAGATTACTTTATATACTCCGCTAAACTCGCTACTTCCATATTTGTTCTTTTCTCTAGAAAAATCAATAAGTCCAGATATCTCGTCATAGTCTGTTGGAGTCTTTAAATTAAGTTGGATATACGGCGGAGTTAAGTCATAGTTAATAGTCCCGTCTGGAAGAAAGGCATCATTGTAAACTGAATCTTTGTTTCCCTGTGGTTGAAAGAATGCATCACCTACTGGCAAGAACGCTGGATCCCCTAGTATTCCCATGTCAAGTTGTATCATGTCTGCACCGTCAAACATTAGATTACTCATTAGATCTTTACCGCGTTTCTTAGTATCTGTTTCGTCATTAATAATACCCTGGCCCTGTTTGCTTTGTGGCAAGGACTTAGACTTTGGAGCTAAGTTAGATTTATCCTTGTCGGCTTCTTTAATACCAGTACCAATAGTATGTGCTTGATAATACGCCGAATCAAAAAATACTTGCAGATCAGTAACTTCTGTATTAAGCCCGCTAAAGATGTAGTCGTACATTTTATGTACTCCTTCTCCTTTGGGCTTAGTTTGTGGAGCCCAGGGAAAGTCACTGTAGTACATACCTGTAGTGATCACCGTCCAAGTAACATGAAACTTATATCGAGCTTGTTTTTTATCCCATCCTAAATATTCGGTAATTTGTGGCACAACCTTAAACCATCTAATTTCTTTGTTTTCAGGTGGAGCTTTTGGATCTATACTATCGAGATCCTTAACTATGTTCGAATCAATATATTCACTTGCTACTATAATATAATTAATTAGTGAAATTACATTTGTTGACGCATTAATTTTAAACAGATTTGTTTTTGAGTCTAAGTTTACTTTGTTAGCAAGTCCAGCAGAGGCCTGCTTATATACCTTGCTTGTTTTTTGTGGAGTATTTAAGGCGTCAAACCTTGACCCAACTAGTTTAGCACCTGAAATTTCAGGAGATATAGCAAAACTCCATTTTTCTGCAATTTCAGCGTCAGGAGGATTAGTTGTACCCTTCTTTTTAGGGTCTTTGCTTTCACTGGGTTTAGTTTGTGCTATAAAAAAATTATTAACCGCGTCTACCAATGATGAAGCTGATTCTCCAAGAACAGTTTTCATTTTACCTGTGTCTTTAAGAGTTGATCCTATCTCTGCACCATCATCGTCGATCCCTTGCTCCAGAACCATCACTTTTTCATAGTTAAACTGTTGTGCAGTTCCACCAAAGATGTCATTAACTGTTCCTGCGCTTACTTGAACATTAATCGGAATAGTACTTGTCATTGAACTAAGAATATCTTGATGATAAGGCACTCCCTTGACTTTGTATACCGTGCCAGTAGACTCTAATTTAAAACGCAGGTCAATTATTTTAATAGGAACATACTTGGGTTTAATTTCACCTACTACCTCTTTACCAGAATCATCATACCCTTTAAAGGTTATCTCCAATAGATATGGCGCACCAATATAATTTTCACCTTCTTCAAGAGAATTCTTTGCTTCGTTTTTTAAACGTTCAATAAGCGTTATACCCATTGGCTCGGTAATATCAAAACTAATTTCAACAGCGTTTGTATTATTTGTGTTATTATTTGGCGAAGTTGCCATATTTTTCATTTGCAGATTATCAATAAAAAAATCTACGCCAAAGTTTTCACCGCCGTCGTTGCCAACTCCACCACTTCTCATTAACAGTTGTTTAGGAATACTTGCTACACTAGTAGGGCTTTTTAACAGTTCAACATATCGTTTAGGGCCCATCATATATAGAGCAAGGTTATATGTAAAACTAGCAAAATTACTTAACTGATTTGGTCTAGGATCAATGCTAATTGTGTCAAGTTGGGCTGTCAATCCAGATATAGCAGCTTTATCACTAGCCTTTGTTGCTTTGCCCCCAGCAGTCATAGTATTTTCTGAATCTGTAGGTTTTGAAACTATACTGTCCTCGCCTCCGTCATCAAATCCATCAGAACCTGCAATCTGTGCAGATTTTGGAGGCTCTGGCTTTGAATAGTCATCACCGTAATCACCAGTGCCCACGCCGTCATTTGCTTGAGCATTTAATTCTGCTTTACTCTCAGCAATAAATTGTCGGTTCAACTCAGCAGCGGTTAATGGAGTATTGGTAACTTCTGGTGATGGCGGGGCTGGAGGTGTGAAGACATCAGGGGCTGAGGGGGTAGGGTTGTTTGTTACTCCTGCTTTTTGTGCAGGAGTCCTATTATAAGATTGCAGGTTCCCGGCTTCATCTTCATAATAAGTACCAGATTGGGCTACGACTTGGTCATATACGTCTGGCGGAATGTCACCAGCTGGCTTACCAATGTATTGGCTAGGAAATCGGCGTGCCATATTAAATCCCCAGTGCTTTAGATAGTGTCGCCTGTTTAGGAATATAGATTTTTTTACCTACACGGAAATCCCAGATTGGATCTTCGATTGCATTGGGGTTCCTAACCGCAAACACCCACCATAGATTCTGGTTGCTGTACAAGTCATATGCTAGCAAATCAGGTCTAAACTGGTATGTTGCATTGATGGTAAACAGAACATCATCAGCATAACTAGGAATAGGCCTAGGCTCATAGATATCTAAATATGTTCCCTGCATCCTTGTCTGTGCATAGGGACTATCTTGTCTGTATTCTACAGTCATTATGGCATCCCTCCCTTGCCCGAGGCTTGACCAATAAGCTCGCCTCTTGCATATTTCTCTAATCCAAATTCAATCTGACGCTGTCTGCTGATAACTGGTAACAATGTTACATTTATAGTAATTAATGATGGAACTCGGGTTGTTGAATCAACACCGTTGTCGCCACTGGCAACTTTAGCATTAATGTAATCAATACGTTGTTCAAAATCTTGTGTAGTGTTAGAAATTACCACTGGAATGCTGTTAAACATATAAGGGCCATGAGCACTAAATCTTAGCACAGGCGGCGGTGTGCCGCGATTTGTGTCTTGACCAAAGAAGCTCTTGGTAGCACTTTTTAAGAAATGCAGGACACTTAACAGATATTCTGCTTCTGCAGGAGTATTAGCAGTAAATTGTCCAGCGCAGGTTATCTGTTCTATCATACTTTGGCCATAGCTCTGACTAGCATAGTTATTGTGGACAACCTGGTTGCCAGTATATGCGGCAGTGTATCCTATGTTAATACTAGGAGTATAAGGCCACACAACACCGTCAGTAGTTGTTAATGGTCTAAGCAATTCATTTGATGGATCTCTGTATAAAATATTTCCACTGCCAGGGCTAAGTGCTAGTCTTGCTCTAGTATCATTGTCGCTACCAAATCTTGCAGTTGCAACACCGCCATTGGGAAGAACACTGTTTTCACCGCCAGGGTTAAGTTGACTGTTAATCAGTCTGTTTGCTACTGGGCCAAGATATCCTTTAGCAGCTCTAGAAATTAATCCATCGCCAGGAATAACTTTGTTCAAACCTTTTTGAACTGCGCTGCTAGTTGCGTCCTGAACCGCTTCAGTTATATTGTTAAAATTAAAAGCCATATATTACATTCCTAGATTGCTATTTGTATTTATTGGCTATATAATAGTAGTATATTATAAAAGGGGACGCTATGAGAAAACGTAAATATCTAAGCAATCGAGACATTTTAGCAGAAATACACAAGAGTAAAACCAAATACTGTAGTTACCTTGATGAGTCTTTTAATCAATATGACATTATTTTACCAAATATTGAACGCATTAACATTAGAACTATTGCACAAGCAAAACGTAATCGAGCTGCTCGGCTAAGTAGAGACACATATGAGGAAACTTATATGAGCGGCAATACCAGTGTTAAGCAAGCAGATTTCTTTATTGACTGGAAAAAAGTTCCAAAGACTGATCTGATCTTTAGAATTATGACGTTTGATCATATCCCACTACAGCCAGGTAGAAAGAAAACTCCTAAAACAGTTGCTGACCATCATACACAGTGTAATTTTCCTCCATTTCAACACTGGAAGTTTGATGAGAACGATGAACTAATTTTAGTGGGCAAGAGTCACTGGGAAGGTGGGTTACAAAACGGATCCTTTAACAAGGAACACGGAGCAATGACAGACAAACTTGCTATGATGTTTATGAAACTAGTTGAACGCTATGGCAGCAGAAGTAACTGGCGAGGATACACTTATAACGACGAAATGCAGGGCGCAGGATTGCTTCAATTAAGCCGCATCGGATTACAGTTTGATGAAAGCAAGAGTGATAACCCGTTTGCTTACTATACTGCGGCAGTGACTAATAGTTTCACTAGGGTATTAAACCTTGAAAAGAAGGGTCAGCGCATTCGTGACGACATCTTGGAACAAAATGGCTTAAATCCAAGTTATACTAGGCAAAACGAAAACGATGAAAAGATGAAGGTACTTGCTGAATTACACGAAGCAACTCCAACTGAAACAACTACTATTGAAGTAAAACAGAAAAAATGAACCTATTTAAACGAGCAATATTTTTTACAGACATTCACTTTGGGTTAAAATCAAATAGCCGTACACACAACCAGGATTGCTTGGACTTTGTAGATTTTGTCATTAAAACTGGCAAAGAGCAAAACTGCGAAACCTGTGTGTTTTTAGGGGACTGGCATAACAACCGTGCTAGCCTTCAAATTGGCACACTAAACTATAGTGTTCAAGCTATTGATAAACTCAGCGCGGCGTTTGATCAAATCATCTTTATACCTGGTAACCACGACGAGCATTACCGTGACACTCGTGAGATGAACAGTGTTGTTTGGGCAAAGAAGTATGAGAACGTCAGATTTTTTGATGAGATCACAACAGTTGATGATGTTTGCATTACGCCTTGGCTAGTTGGCGACGAGCATAAACAGATCAAGAAGATCGAAGCCAAGTATATGTTTGGGCACTTTGAACTTCCTAGTTTTTATATGAACGCTATGGTGCAGATGCCTGATGTTGGTGATCTGCGTCGTGATGATCTTAAATGTGAGACAGTGTTTACTGGTCATTTTCATAAGCGCCAAACTAACAAGAACATTACATACATTGGCAATGCTTTCCCTCACAACTATGCTGACGTTGGTGACGA